CGGCCTGTCCTGCCCCCCCCCCCCCACTTTTCCTGTTTAATTTGATGATACGGGTTAGTCTGCGATGATTTCACCTGTGAACTCTACCCAACCGCCTGTTTCACCCTTGTACTGCCACATCTGACCGTTCTGTGCGGCGGCATTGATGCCGGGGCAGTCCTGTGTGAGCAGATATACGCGGCCTTCAACGAGGTCGGCACCGGCAGGAGCTTCTTCGCTCTCCCAAATGGTGTAGGTGGTAGCACCGGCATTTGCCTTTTCGCCCTCACCGTCAATCCAAATGTGACAAGCACCTTTGAGTGCGAGGCCGTCCCACACAACGATACCCTTGCGAGTAGCTTCTTCGCCCTCCACACGGTCGTTGAACTCGTGCTGCTGCGAGTAGATGTAGTGGACGAAGCGGTCTTCGCCTATGAGGGCGCCGGAGTTGGAATAGCCGAGAATGTCAAGAGTAGGCTCACGCTTGATGTCGATGTCGCCGAACACGGTGTGAATGCTTGTGACAGTCCAACCGATAGGGTTCGTCTTGGTGACAATCTGAATTTCCTTGTGCTTGCTGAAGTCGATGCACTGCAATTCTTCAAGGAGGTTCTTACCTGCAAGGAGCAGGGCGGTCTTGGGAACATCTTCGCCGGTGAAATACATCTTGGCAAGGGCAATGAGCTTCTCGTAAGTCCATGAACCTGCGTGCTGCAGTTCGCGCTTGAACTGCCAACGGATACCCTCGGTGAAGTAAACCATCTGTTCGCCGAGCTTGGGCACCTTGACAGGGAGCTTGCCTTTGATACCCGTCCACAGGGTGCGATTGCCGGCACGCTTGAAATTGAGGATTGCCTGTTCTGCGATGAGGCTCTGCGTGAACGGAATGTGCTTCTTCTGTGCCTCGAAGTAGTCGGAAACAACTTGGTTCATGCCACGCTTCTGAAGATATACAATAGAGGGGCGAGGCACGATGAGGTCGGGGTCTACTTCTTTCTGCGTTTCATACATCGCATTGGCGAGAAGTTTCACCTTTGAACCGGCAGGAATAGCAGGAGTTGTGCAGAAAGCATCGGTCTCGTTTGTTTTCGGACCATTGACTGCACGAACTACGGGGTTGTCGGTGGTTGTGTCACGGCCTGTAACAAAGAGCATGAGGCTCTTGCCGGGGGTAACGGTCTTGCCATCGGGAGCATAGCCGTCCACATCGGGGACGAGAAGTGTGTGATAGTCGCGCGGAATGTTTTGGTCGCTTGCCGCAAGGGGAAGTACGAACTGAGCCTTTGAACTTGCTGCGACTGCGGTGTCCGTTGTGAGGGAGCTGCGCTGCTCGTCAATCATGAAGTGTTCAACTTCGGGGCTGTTGACCTTGACTTTCTTTGCTTTGAGCATAAGCGACATGAGTGCCGTGTCCTCGCTTTGGAAGCGGAACAGTTGGTCGTCAATGTCTGTTTCTACGAGATTGCCTGGTGCTATGCCGCCTGTTGCGCCCGCTACAGTGCTGACGGTAGTGGCTTGACCCGGTGCTTGGGACTGCACCCCGGCTGTGCCGGGAGAGGTGGGAACTGCCGCTCCCGAACCTACAGTTACGTTTTCGATTTCTGCCATAGCGTTATAAAATTAAATGTAAATTGTCTATTTATCGGTTGATACTATGTTACCCGGCTTGATGCCGCCTGTTGCTGATGCAAGATTGCTGACGGTTGTCGCGCATCCCGGAAGCTGCGTTTTCAGTCCTGCACTACCTTTGGTGGGTTGCAGAGGCTTTTCGACAAATTTGATATGTTCACCCATTATCGCGCTCCGTCTGCAATGTCAAAGATTGAACCTTTATCACGAGAGGGCGCAGGTGCATTGTTGGCTCCGCCCAAAGTCGGAGTGCCGTCACCGCGCTTAGGCTTGCGAAGCTTTGCCTCAGCTTTGGCATTCTTGCCTCTGATTTCGCCCTCCTCACTTGCGGCGGCGATGTCTGCATCGTGATTGATAGCTTTGAGAGCCATGTCGATTGTTTCGGGTTTGATGATACCGATTACAGCGTCATTCGTAACCTCCTTAATCCAATCGGCGGCAGCGTCTATCTGCTCATCGGTAAGACCGAGTTCCTGCTGTTTCTGCTCAAGCATAGCAAGGGTGGCTTTCATATTCTTTTCCCACTCCTCTTCAAGTCCTTTCTGCTTGGCCATGCGGTTGATGTATTCTTTGTTGCTTGCAGAATACTCGTCCATCTTTGCAGGGTCATCGAGCATTTCCTTTACACCGTCAATGCCGATACGGTTAATGAGTGATGTCCACGGGTCTTTGCCCTGCGCCATGTCTGTAATGAACTGAGCGCTGTGGGGGTCATTCGCAAGCATATCAGTCAGCTTGCGTTCGCGCTCCTCGTAGCCCGATAACTTGTTGTCATATTCGTCATAATCGTCACTGATTTGGCCGAATAAGGCTTCATCATCGGCATACTCTCTGTCGGGGTATTTCTTTTTCAGTCGTTCGCCAAATTGGTCACGTCTGCTCTTAACTTGCTTTTCCTCAGCCATAGTTTCAAATTGATGTTACATGGGTGTTTAATCTATGGCAAAGTTAAGGGTGTTAAATGGGTCGGTATCGTTATCTTTTGAGTTGCTATGTTGTATCTTTGTATTGAGTTTAATACCTTAAAGTGCAGCGCAATGAAGTCTTTCGGAAGTGTTTTGGCCTTTACTCGCGAACGCAATGCAGCGTTGCTAAAGGCATATCGAGAGCAGGTAGATGCAGCGAGTTTTGTTCGGTTGAACGAAATCGGCGAGAAGATTGTTAATTCTCCTTCTCCTCGGTTTTGGGTATCGGAAGAACGTGCGGCGGCGGTGGTGTCAGCTATTATGCGAGGAAAGCCGGTGTTGGAAACAATGCGCCCGACAAAGCGTGAAATGTTTGAGGAAATACACCGCAGGGTGGTAGCTCTAAAAGAACAGCATCCCGATTGGCTTCTTTGTCAGTTGGTCTTTAATGTCGTCCATTCTCCTGCGCCCAAATTCTACATGGAAGCATCATCTGCGCTTGAAAGGCTGTTTAAAATCCGCAATGGCTGGTACGACAATGGAAAAGGGAATTACAGTTTCTAACATAGTCTCAGAAAACGACGAGCGCCGCAATAAAATGTTTTCGCGCTTCAACCCAATCACCGGTGAGGGTTCAGTCGGCGAGCGTGTTGTTGTGTGCATCCCGGACTTCCCATTAAAGAAATTATGGCTACCTAAAGCAATGGCCGACAATACACTTGTCAATGGTCTGGTCAAACACAAGGGTATTGATGGTTTCCTGCGCAATGTCATGGATGTGGAGCCTACTCCCGAAGGTAGGGAAGCGGTTCTTGACCGATTTGTGCGGCTGCGCTGTCTGCATGACTTCCCGTTCTGGGCTGCTACCTTTGTCTATATCAAAAATAAAGATGTAGGTCAGCCAGATTGTCTTTTCCGTCTGACCTACCCGCAACGCCGATTTGTCACTATGCTTGAGCGGATGAGGCTCGCGGGTAAACCTATCCGCATTATTCTGTTGAAGGCTCGTCAGTGGGGAGGCTCCACAACATCACAGCTATACATGGCATGGTTGCAGCTCATCCACCGAACAGGTCTTAACTCCCTTATCATCTCGAACTATAATGAAGGTGCCCGAAAGATTAAGGGTATGTTCAAGAAGATGATTAAGGAATACCCTGTTGCGATGCTTCATGAAGTTGGTGATGTTTATTCAGAGAAGGAGGATAAACTTGTAGGTGTAGAAGGTTCATCTCTGACACAGCTTGTGCCGCAACGTAACGCAACTATCTCAATCGGTTCGTCAGAATCCCCAGACTCCTGCCGTGGCGGTGACTACGCGCTCGTCCATCTTTCCGAGGTCGGTCTTTGGAAAGCGACTGACTGCAAGAAGCCGGAGGATATGGTGCGCTCTGCCTGTTCGGGTGTCCTTTATCGGCCTAACACAATGATTGTGTATGAAAGTACGGCTAATGGTGTAGGCAATTTCTTCCACAACGAATATGTTGCGGCCAAGGACCCGGAAATAAAATCTCAGTTTGAGCCTCTGTTTATTTCTTGGTTCGATATTGAGTTGTATCAACTTCCATTTGAGAGCGAGATTGAGCGGCTCACATTCGCCACATGGCTTTATGAAAACCGGCTCAATAGCTCCACTCGTTCAGACCGCGAGGAGTGCGGCAAATACCTGTGGTGGCTCTGGGAAATAGGTGCCTCGTTGGAGGGTATTCATTGGTATGTTGAGGAACGTGCCAAGTACCACGACCACGGTTCTATGGCTTCTGAATATCCCTCTGATGATGTGGAGGCGTTCGTTAACTCTGGCTGTGCTGTATTCGACAAATATTGTGTTGAGGCTATGCGTCCTACGACAAAGGCACCTGCTCGATATATTGGTGACATATATGCCTTTGGTGATGAGGGCGAGGACGCGCTAAGGGATTTGCGTTTCAAGGCCGATGCGCAGGGATTGTTGTGGGTGTGGAATCTGCCGGACCCTGTAAGCCCTAATGACCCGGAAGAGGTAACTAACCGCTACCTTACTGTTGTCGATGTTGGTGGTCGCTCCCATAAAGCTGACTGGTCTGTTATCGTGGTGTTTGACCGTCTGTTGATGATGGACGGCGGTAAGCCTTCTGTTGTGGCGCAATGGTACGGTCATATCGACATGGACCTCCTGGCATGGAAAGCTGCTCAGATTGCGGCGTTTTATGACAACTCCCTGCTCGTCATAGAGAGCAACACACTTGAAACCCACGATAAGGAGCGCAATGTTGACGGTGACCAATCGGCTGCTATACTCAATCAGATTAAGGGTATTTATCCAAACCTGTATGCTCGCAAGCAATCAGAGGACGCGATTATTCAAGGCTTGCCTGTTCGTTATGGCTTCCACACCAATGTTGCTACTAAGCCGATGATTATCTCAACGCTTGTAAAGGTTATCCGCGAGGGTCTTTATATTGAGCGTGACAAGCGTTGTATTGATGAGTTTTTGAACTACGAGAAGAAACCTAACGGTTCTTTCGGCGCAAAGGCAGGAACACATGATGACTTGCTGATGACACGTGCCATTGGTCTGCACATCTGCTTCTATGAAATGGAACTGCCGCAAGTCGTAACTCGCGGCAGAAACAATCTGAAATATGCTCCGAAAGTTGTATCGGCGGCTTCGCTTTAAGCCCGTGCGGGTTGCATGGTAGGTTCTTGTCTTTTTACAGCCCCATACAATTGGTTCACAGCGTTCATATTCGCCCCCTGCTGCGCTTGTGCCATGAGTTCCGGCGATACACCCTCTGGCACCTGTCCCGCCTCCAACTGTTCTTTCTGCGATTGGATGCTCTGCAGTAATTGGTCTGCAAAGGGGAAATTGCCCGCCTGTAGGAGTTGCTCAAGCGAGATGGCTTGCTGTCGCCACAATTGCATGAGGAAGTCGTTTGCCATTGCGCGGTATGCCGGTGTCGCGGTGCTCGGAACGATTGATAGGTCAAATTCCACATCGCGGATTTTGCGTGGGTCATAATCCATCTGTATTCCGGCACGCCCTGCGATGTTAAATATTTTCTTAGGGTCGTAATACTGCTGAATATTCTTCATATCCTTGTAGGCTGCATCGCGGACAAACTCGCTGAAGGTGTCAAGTAAGTCGAGCAATGATGTGGTAGCGTTCTGCGTCTGCTGATTGTAGAGTGCCGCCGACATTCCGGCATAACCAGGTTTCCCCTGCAAGGCTCCGTTCACACCCGATATGTCCTCAAAGAATTTGAGTTGCAGGTTCAGCAACTCGTTAATGCCTATGTTAGTTGAGTTGGCTTGTACCTGCTGAGGAAGGTCGCGGTGATTCTTGCTCGGTGTATAGACTATCACGCCGTCATGTCGGCTCCACATATCGGCAAAGTCCTCCGGCGACATCCCTTTCGGGATGCAGTCGCTCGGTATCATCAGCACACCTTTGGCTGATGCTCTCATTATCCAATCGTACAGGGTAATGAGGCGGTTGGTGTATCGCTGTTGGTCGATTACATCACTCACAAATGAATGTATCTCGCCGTCAATGAATGGATATGCCTTGAATACGTATGGATGGCTCTTGTGCTCATAAGGCGTTTCTCCTTCTCTGAGTATATCGCCGAATGGCGTTAGGAAATAGAAATACCAATAGGAGTCCATAAACCACTCGGCACGGATAAGCGGAATCTCCTCCTGTGGCATCCCTGCTGCCAGTCCTTGCATTATACGCCTTGTGTTTTCCTCAACTACCATTTCGTTATAGTCTTCAAGGTCTATCTTGAAAACATCGCCATTGTTGTAGTCGTGGCACCAATATCTCGGCTTTGTTTC